TCCACGGCACTCTTGAGCCTACCCTCGGCGGCTGAGTCCCCAGGGTCAGCAGACAGGAACTCGCTGACCGGGTTGGCTATTGCCGGGTACTGCTGAATCAAGTCCGAGAGCCTGTCCTCGTGCGGGTCAAACACTGAGAAGTCGGCCACTGCGCCCCGTGCCGTCGCCTGCGCCAGTGGGTTGGAGATCCCCTTCAGTGCCTTGATCTTGCCCGCGCCCATGAAACCCGTGACGAATTGCGAGATTCCGCGAACAAGTCCGCCCGTAACAGAGTCCGCTCGCTCAATATCCGGCAATAGCCAGCGGGCGAATGTTTCCGTGTTCTTGATTTCATCACCCGAAGCAAACCGCAGACCCTCCTCGTCTACAATAATGCCACCACCCGCGACTGGTCCCACGTTTTCGGTTACCCAGTCATTGAACTCGCGGGCCATGTCGCCCGCTTCCAGAGTCGCGTCAACGGCCCCGCCTGCTACTTGAATTGGGGTTTCAATCGCTCCGTGGATTATGTCTTTCCCTACCTCGGCCGGACCCACACCTGACCCGCTACCCATTGAGGCCACCAAGTCAGCAGCAACGTCAGGCGGATCTCCACCAGACGGGCGACGCCTTTTCGGCGGCTGGACCGCCTGGGCCGGTGCTTCGGACGGGGCATTCTCGCCTGTACCTGTACCCGGTCCATCCCAATCCAGGTCCGGGTACTTCCTTCGCATTGCACCCACCGCGCCCGCTTGGGCGATCTGCTGCTCGCGCTCCTGGTGAGCCTCGCCAAGGTCTATGTCTTCCGGTTCTGTCAAGGGTGGGGCCACAGGCTCAGGGGCTCCCTCAAAAATCTCGTCACTCATTGGGCACCTGCTCCTGCTTGACTTCACTGGTCAGTCGGAAGACTTGGTAGTCGAACTGCTGACGGTCTATGCCATCTGCGCCACCGCGATTCAGAGCCTTAACGAGAGCGTCCATCGTGGCCCTTTCGTTGAGGCTCTGTGTGGCTTCGTCGCGAACAAAATACGGGGACTCATCCAGGTCAAAAGACTCGTTGGTTTTCCTATTCAAAAACGCAGCGTCCTCGACCAGACCACGAGCTATTACCATCGCGTCCCTGCGTGAGGCGTTGCGGTTTTCTGGCATTGCGCGCCAGTTCGTAAACTCAGCCATCGCCTCCTGGGCCTTTATCCGACTCAAGGCGGCCCCATCACCCCCAGACAAGGTGCCCGCTGTTAGTGCGCCCTTGAGATACTTCTGCGCCTGCCCAAAACGGTGCTCTTCGCTTGCCTTGATGAGTTTTTCCCAGTCATTTCGCGAAAGCCGGTTATCCCGATAGGCTTCGTTGATGCGGTCGGCCAGGATCTCCTCGCGACCCAGTTCCCTGCCCGAGGGCATTTCCTTGGCTTCCATCGCTCGCAAGTCATCAATGTCCATGCTCGTCATGCCAAAGAGTGCGATGTAGGTGTCCGTGTTCGTCACCGACTGACCAAGGCCACCACCCTCGTCGATGCGAGTCCGATACCAGCGCCTGGACTCCGTGTTTAGTACGCCCGCATTCTCCGAGTCATTGAGCCAGTCTTCCACCTCGGCCACGTTCCCCGATTCCAGGTGCCCATCCAGAACCGCCTCGGCAGCAACTTGCGCCTTCTTTCGGAGCCTTTCCTTGTTCATCGCTTCCCGCGAGATTGCATTCGCCTCACTCCGCAGGTTCGCCCCGTAACGGCTTACGGCCCTGTCCGTGTAAATCTCAAGCTTTTCTGGGGTCATAACACCGGCAAAGCGCCCGGTGGGGTTTGAAAGTTCCTCAATCGCCGCCTGCGGGTTTTCACGAATCAACTGGCGAACGTCACCACCCATAACCTCGTCAATGAACTGTTCGCTGCGTTTCACCCCGTCCTGCTCAGTGATCAGCCCCTGGCCCCGCGCCACAGCCAGAGCATGGTGGAAATCCTCCACCTTCTCATCTCGCTGTGGACCCGGCTCCGCAGCCGTGGCGTCAATCGCCATCTGCCGCCCCATCACGTCTAGGGTCGCCCTGCCGGTGTCTATGGTGTCCTGCCACGCACCACTGCGGATGCGCGACATACCCCGCGCAGACATAGGCCCGTAGTTGTTCTCGAACTGGGCTTGATACTTGGGCATCAAGCCATCAGAGAAACTCTTCCGAATCTCCTGGGCCTGCTTCTGGAAACGTGCGCCGCGCCCCGCGTAGTCCGGGTTTTGACTCTCCTGGGTTTCAAGTTGGGAAAGCGCCACCGAGGAGTCGCTTAAAGCACGGTTGACCGCAGAAGTCTGCTGAACGTCCAGCAAACGGCCCGATATGTCGCCTATGTCGCCCACGGCTTGGCCCAGGGCAGCCATGCCTTCGCCACCACCGAAGTCGCGAGGCACAGCCCTGCGGCCTAGCCCTGCCGGGTCTGCCAGTACCTGGGGAATCTTGGGCATCAGTAGCCTCCCCCGCCGCCTATGTTCCTCATAATCATGGCGTCAGACACTTGGCTGTCCTTCGTAATGTTCCCGTAGGACGTTTTCCCGCCTGTGCCATAGAGCGACAGGGCCATACCGCTCAGCTTACCGGCACCCGAGAGCAATGACGCACCCGCCAACTGATGGCCCTGGCGGATCGCATTGGCTCCGTGCATTCGGTTCAGCCGTGCCGTATTGCGTCCCGCGATCGCAGCATTCAGCGCATTCGTTTCGTATTCCGCAGCGTTCGACACCAGACGCTCTAGCCAGCCCCCCTGCTCCGAGGTCACACCGCTCTTGCCTGCCATTTGGACGAACTGGCTCGACAAGGATCTGCGGGCGTGCCTGCGCTGCCTGCGTGCCTCGGCGTAGCCTTCCATTTCCGCCAGCACCGCGTTGTACTCTGCGGCGGCCGCTGCTGCTTGCGCCTGGGAATTTGCCGCACTGGCACCCATGAAGGAGCCAGCAATGGTGCCAATGGCGCTGACACCCTGCGCCAGTCCAGCCCAGTCGAATGTCCCTGCCATAGCTATCGGTCCTGAGTATTCACTTGCGGCATGATTGCCGTGATCGTGCACGGAAGAGGAAGCGCGTGCTTCAACGTCAACCGGCCCAACTGCTCATAACCCTCGGGCCACGGAAGGATCTCCGTATCCCCGTCAAACAACGGAAGCGCCGTACTCATGGGGTCGAATGAGTCGCGCAGGTGCAACTCGTCCATGTCCGCTGTCACAGCAGTCGGCCCATAGAGGAGTCCAGCACCCGTTTGATCCAAACGAATCACCACGTTCGTAAACCGCTTGGTCTTGCCCTGGGCTGTGCCGTCACTCGCCCCGGCTTCCAGGCGCATGGTCGTAAGCGTGGCTGAGTACGGCAGGCCAATATGAATCTCGGTGGCTGCACGGTCCAGCGTCACCGTCCCCGATGCCACTACTTTGTCCGGGTGCGTGGCCCCGTCTGCGAGAATAGAAACCGTCTGCCCATTCAAGTGCTCCAGCCCCGTCACCGAGCTCACACTCACACCCGAGTACGAAAGCCCCGAGTCAACGAAGAAGGCAGACGCGACCGCATTCGTTCGCCTCCATTCGGGTTCCATGACTTCGACGAACCGCTTGGTGGCCCCGCCAATCGTGCGACTCACCACCAGCCAAAGCTGATCCTGATCACCGTCCGGGTGCGGAATGACCGCAATGCTCTCGACCTTGGCGTCGGTGCCGCCCAGAGTGTGCCGGTGCCATGCCGTGACCTGCTGGCTCCGCTCGTAGGTGAAACAAATCAAGTCGCCCGTGGCGAGCGTGGCCCAGAGCAGCCGGTTGGGCTCCTGCTGGAACGCCAGCCGGGTAATGCCGCCCAGCGTAATGTGGTCGGCCAGTATGGTCATGTCCGGGGCCACATAGGAGTTCACAGCGTCGTCGAAGACCAACTCCCGCAGCTTCCGGCCTGCCCGCTGAACGAAGAGCAGAACCTGCTCCACGCGCACAGGGGCCACCTTGGTCTTGCTGCCATAGGTCGAGTGCCTGACAATCCTGACATTGCCGGGAGTGAGTGCCTCACCCTCCAAAGCCGCCGAGCAGATAAACTCCCCACCAGCGGTGCCAATGGTGAGCGCCTTCCCGGCATTGATCCACTCGATCACGTTCACTTGATCGGTGTTGATCGTGAAGATCATGGCCGACTCGTCGAGGTCTACCAGTTGGTGGCTTTCGTAGTGCCCGGTCTTCGACGCCCACAGGGTTTGCGGGTTGCCCACAGTCCCCGCCCACCACAGTCGGTCCTCGAAGAACGAGACTGTGCGCGGGAAGCCGTTTCTGTTCGTCCAAGCCCCGTGTGCCCAGCGGTGCGTGGCACCGATCGCGCCCACCGCACTATCGGGGAACCGCTTGCCGGTTACGAGTATGCACGAGGCTGTAGTTACCGGGGGGGCACCTATTGCCGGGGCGCTCGTGATAATGGCGTATCCGCTCCCGCTGTGCAGATACGTCCACCCAAAATTGCCGTCTGATTCTTCGCCCACGTCATGGATTGGCGCAGCCGTCCCGGTCTTGGTCGCGCTGCCCTTGTCGGTGAGTTCGTAGACGTTGCCCTCGAAATGCGCGGTCATCCCGGTGGCCCACACTGCACCCCCGTACCGTTTGCCGTCATCGCCCGCTTCCCAAGGACGGTGGTGACTCCCGATAATTTCGGAGATTTTGAAATCCCCGTGGAGCATATCTGAGGTGAACAACGGCGTGTTCGAGGTCAGCAACGGGGTGCCCGTGGCGCTGGAGGCGTAGACGGTAACGTCCGTGTCCAGGTTGGACGGCTCAAATGGGGCATGGTCGAAGTCGATAATCGTCAGCGTCCAGTTGTCGTCTGCAAGCCTCACGAGTTTGCGCGGATTCCAATCCGGGTGCGCGATATAGAGCACGTCCGCAGACTGTGCGTACTGGATCGAGTCCAGCGTGCCCGCAAGGTACGGGGTCGAAATCTCGTATGGGATCGTGGCCTCGGTGGCCGGGGGTATCGGAGCCGCGAGCACTTGCCCGCCGTCCTTATAGACCCGCATATACGAAGCGCCAAACTCGAGGATATACGCCTGGGTGGTCCCAAACTCAAACGGGATCAGCCGGGTGACGTTCGCGGAGGATTTCACCTCGTTCACGAAACGGGTGCCGCTGCGCTTGCGGGCTCCACCCTGCACCAACGGAATGAAGTTCTCCATAGCCGCGCAGCCGTTGGCATACTTCGACAAGTCCACGCGACCCTCAAGCGTGGGGCTGAGTTCGCCCGCGTTAAAACTCGTCTGGATCGTCGAGGCTTTTGCCATCAGAGCCTCGCGTTAATCCAGGCATCCTCCTCGAACGGCATGGGCGAAGACTCTTGGCCGTCTGCCTTCCGAGCCAAGCGCATAAGACCCTCGTACTCCTGGGTGGCTATCTGCCGCTTGGTGTTGCTCTGAGTCAGTTCCTCGCACAACTCCATTGCCAACCGTGCGGCCACTGCGCTCACAAGCAAAGCGTCCCACTGGTTGGGGTCTTCTTCACGCCGCACATAGCGGATCGAGAGCGGTGTGCCTTCGTCCGAGAGGAGTTTCCTGCCCTCGACTACCCAGGGCAGCGTGGTGTCGTACACCTCAACCACGCGCAGACAGTCGGCCGGAAGTTGATACTGCGCGTCGTACCCAAATGCGGGGTCATCGGCCAGCTTCGCCAACTTGGCGCGGGTAATGGCTGCATTCCAAGGGTGGGCGCGGAGTACCTCATCACGGATCAGTGTGTACGCCCCATTGCAGGCCCGCGCCTGCTTGGAGTCATCCGTGAGTGAAGTAATCCGCGCCTCGCCGACACGGCTTAGCGCCCTGTTGCATATGTCTACGCTGCTGGGCATCCGCTATCGGCTCCCCCCCTTGGAATCAGTCGCCTGCGGTATAGAAGGCTTCCAACTGGACAATGTTGAGAGCAACCGTCGAGGCGACCGTCATCGTGAACGTAATATCGAACGTGCCGCCAGGATCAGATGTATACGTCGCAGCGTCCGATATGTTGATAAGTTCCCAGACCTGCAAGCCCATGTTCTCTTCGTCGAAATCGCCGAGCACAAAGTGCTCAACACGGTTGGCCGCAGTGTCGGTGGCTACCGCAGTCGTAGAGAAGCAGTCAACGGAGTTCGTAGACGGGAGGGCACCATCGTGTGCATCTCCAGTCTTGTAGAACCCCAGGTCCGCATCCCCAGCAGTTGACCCACCATCGGAACTGAGAAGCAGCGAGTAAAGCCGATCACTTGACTTGAGCGTGAGCATACGAACTTGATCGCTCACGCCCGCCACCGTACCCAAGCCAACCCGTGCGTGCGTTCGCCTCACGCGAGCGTGCGAGAAACCCGCAGATGCTCTCTTCTGCGTGTCGAGCGCAAGTTCTTCGGTAAGCGCACCAACGCCCGCCTCGACCGTGCCACTGGAATTGAAAAGATTGCTGAAAATAGTCGGCATTTGATTTGTTTCCTTGTTTCGGTGACGTTCAGGGACCGGCACGACACCGCCCCGGCCCCTTCACATCATTGGGTGGTGCTAAACGTCGGCCTGGATCTTCACAACCTTGCCAAGCTCAAGGCGAGTGGCCCCGATGGTTGTCCTGACATAGACCTGCGTGGCGTAGCTCTTGTCTTCGCGCTCGCTGATCTTGGTGGTGATGTCATTCCAGACACAGAGGTGCATCCCACTCTTCGCCCACATTGGGCAGTTCGTCGGATCGTCCCCAGCACCCGGAATGCGCTCCGTGGTGATGAAGTTGATGCCCAGGAATGCCCTCACCCGGCCATCCACCAGCACCTTCGTGCTGTTGCTGTCGATGGTCTTGATGTCGGCCATGCCGAGCAGGTCTTCATGCTGCGCTGCGGTGATCGCCATGAAAATCTGGTCATTGTCGAGATCGACCTCGTTCTCCATGAGAATCCGCTTACCTTCGAGCAGTTGCTCGATGGTCAGTTTCGCCGCTGACCCCCCAGAGGCCACGGTCTGCCCAGAGAAGGCTTCGTCGGTGGTCCCGTTCTCGCCAGTCTTGCTTGTGGCAAAGAACGCACCCAGGATCTCGTCGTCGATGGCGCGGCCCAGGGCATACGCCCCGTTGACGGCATACGGCGACTGCGGATCAATGAGCATCCGCACCTTGTCCTGATCGTCGATGAGGTCCGCCCATTCGTAGTCCACCGGGAAGACCCAGCGTGCATCATGAGGGGTGGAGATCAGCGGCGTATCCGCGTGGCGCGTGGTCCGCTTGACTGCGGTGACCGCACCCACTTGCTCCACAGCCTTCGCTGCTTTGCCGGTGGCTGAACTGGTCATCACGCTCTCGCGGAGTTTGGAACCCTTCTGCTGAAGCAGATGGGCGACGTTCGTGTTGTATTGCTGCACAAATGCAGTCGAGATTTGATCTGACATTGGGATAGTCCTCAGTGGCGCAGTTGCGCCTTGCGAGGCTTATCCGCCCGTTGGCGGGGCCATCATTGAAAAACACGCGGCTTCCAGGGCTTGCCCGAGTGCCACCTCGGAGCCATTTCAGTCGGCTGGAAGGCTTGCCCGGTTGCCGTTGCCGGGGCCGTGGTTCAATGGTCTTGCGGTAGTTCAGTCACTCCCTTGTCACAGAACTCAATCGTTTGCAACCTCTGGGTGCGCTAAAGCGTGCAATCGCGTCATCCGGGCCTTCGCTTCCGGGTTTCCACCCAGGTACTGGCCCATGAAATCCTTATCGAGGCCCAGGTCTGCAATCTTGGCCTTCGCCGCTGCGGGCGTCATTCCGAACTGCGAGCCTGCTCCGTTGTCTTCGCCGGGCATTCCCTTGTGCTCCCCCAACCCTCGGCCAATCTCAGCCGAGAGTTCCAGCAATCCCCGCAAGCCCAGGGCGCTTTCAAGCTTGTCCATCTTCGCGTCGTCCAGGCCGAACTTCTGCCTAAACCGGGTGCCTGCGGCAATGTTCTCCTCCCAGGCCCCGCCCCATTCCTTACGCAAAGCCGCCTCGTCGGCACTGGCCTGCTCCTGCCGCTGGTTCTCAATCTCCTGGGTGACCTGCTCCAGCCGCCCGTTGTACTTCTCGAAGATCGAATGGGCTTGGGTCTTCGAGAGCCCCGCCTCGTGTGCCCAGTTGGCGAGGTCCGGGGTCAGGTCGAGCCCACCCTCGGGCACCTCGGGGCCACTGAGTTCGTAACCGGCAGCGTCCTCGGGTCTACCTAGCTTTGAGTACACGGCACCCCATGCCTCTGCGTCCTCGGCATCCTTGGGCAGGGTCAGCACGCTCTCGCCGGGTGCGCCCATAGCCTTCTCGAGATTGCGGTAGCTGTCGAGCATCTGATCGGGGCCACTCCAGCCCTTGTTCTCAACATACCCCTGAGCGTCCTCGGCCAGCCCCTCGGTCCATGACGGGGCCTCTACGGCTACGCTGGGCGCAGCTTCTGTGGCGACTTCCGGGGCTGCCTCTGCGGCTTCACTCATGGCTCTCCTCCTGGGGTGGACACGTCACCCCGTTCTCGGTTTGATTCTCTGCCCAGACTCGTCCGCACTTCGTACACCGCAGGCTGGGCTCGTAGTTGTGTGGGTGCGCGGCATTCGGGTGGCAGACGCATGGGACGAAGTTATTGCCGTGGTAGCTCACGATTGACCCCGGCCTCATGTCTCTGCCTCTGCTGCGGGCTCTTCGGTGCTCTGCGCCAGATCCCGGTAGCCCTGAATCCTTAGCCATACCTGACGCCTGCCCTCCAGTTGTGACGTGCCATGCGAGTCCCCTTCGACGTGGGTCGTACTGTTCGCGTGGCAAAACCTCGCGAGGTCATCCAGAACGGTCTTGGCCCTCTCACCGTCGAATATCTCCTTGTATGCCTGCCCACGCGCCAGCAGTGCGTCACGCAACGCCAACCCCGGCCTCCGCTGGGAGTGCCTGCTGGGCCTGCGCCATGTCCTTCATGGCAGGAGCCATCTGCTGCATACCCTCGAGCATCTGCTGCTGCTGGGCCTGCTGGGCCTGCTGCTCTGCGATCTCTTCCATTTCCTCGGCTGTGTGCAGTATGTCGCTGGGTGCCCCATTGATCTCAGCCGCAAGCCGAATGATCTCGGCGGGCTTGAAAATGGCGAGAACGCTGGGGTCGGCCTGGGCAAACGGGGCGGCTATCTCCAGCGTTCTCTGAATCCCCACGAGTTCCTCACTGCGCTGGAAGCGCATGGCAGGCGACTCGTAGGTGATGTCGTACTCGCCCTCGGCTTCCGCCAGGACGCTGGGCATCTCGGGCAGATAGCCCTGACGGCCCAGAATGTTGAACTCGCGGTGGATCTGAGGCCCGAGTATCTCGGACTGCTGCCTGCCCACCGTGGGTGCGAGCAGTTGCCCCTTTTCCTGGGCGCGGATCAATGCCTCGGTGGCCGTCATCTGCGGCTGATCGACCAGGATCTGGAACAGGGTCACGAGGAAAGCGTCATTGATCGTCGTGCGCTCCTTCTCGAGCATCCCCTCGGTGATGTCGAGGCGTGCCCCCGTTTGGAGCGGCACCACCAGCGGTCTGCCCTGGGCATCGACCCCGCCATAGTTCAGCCCACCGGGGGTCAGTCTGACTTGTTTGGAGCCGGTGCCCAGGACTCCATCATCGTGCAGCAAAAGCGGCGGGTCCACAATCTTGTGACCGCTGCGAATGAAAGTTTTTTGCATCTCTTGGGCCATCTTGATACTGGGAAGCACCAGCATGGCCGGGCCACGGCCGTACATCTCCGTGGGGTTCACGGTGTAGCGACCGTACATATACGGGAACTCCTCGTACCCGCCCTCATCGACCATTGCTTTGTCTTCGATCGAAATGTGATACGACACCCAAGGCATACCGTGGTAGTCCTTGCGCTCTTGGTCGCGCTCCAGTTGCGGACTGACCACATGGAGAAACTCAAACTGCTTGTAGTGGTTGTCCACGGACTCGAACGCCACAGCCACCTTGGGCGGTAGCTTGTCCCTGCCCCACTCCTGCGCCGCTGCCTTCGCTGAGAGCGTGTACTTGCGGTACACCGTGTCCACCTTGCGTGCCGGGTCGAGTTCAATGAACACGCTGCCGACGTGGCACTGCACATACCGCACGCCCAGACCGTCCTTGGGCTCATCCACGAACAAGCACGCATTGCCGAATGCACCGAGCGACTTGTAGCCCTCGTGCATCTGAGCGTAGTAGCCTGCCTTCGGTGAGTTGCGGGCCTGGAACATGATCCGGCCCACCTCCTCAAACCACTTCTTCACCGCCGAGTCTTTGTTCAGGTCGTCGCTCGTGCTCTTGAGCGTGTGCCACTTCTGCGCCCGTGGCGTCAGCATGGACTCCATTGCAGCGGCGAACTTCTCGAGCGCCAGTGCAGCCGTGGCGTCGAATATCTTCGTGCTCCGCTTCTCGCCTGGAGTGCGGGCAGTCAGGAACTCGTCGGCCGCAGGCCACACCAGTTCCGCCACCTCGTGCCAGTGGCTGTCCCAAGTGCTGCGCCTGCCCTCCAACTCGCGGAGTTTCCGTAGGCAATCCTCGACTGATTTCGCCATGCTAGGCCCCCGTCAGGTATTTCTTGGCCGAAGCCGGAGGCGCAGGTTGACCGAGAGGTGAGCCCGACATGATCGTGCTCGCCCTGCCATGTTGCCCCGCCTGTCGCCTGCGTTGCTCTGCCATCCGTTGGGCCGTCACTGCGGGGTCGCCCATAATGTCAGCCGGGGGCTCCGGTTTAGAGGGTGGTCGCCAGTTTTTCTTTGCCTCTTTCGCGGCGGAAATCTGAACCGCTGTTCCTGCCACGGCTGCCGCCGCTCCGATTGCCGGTGCCGCCTGAGCGAGTGCCGCTACGAGCGGCGCTATAAATCCCATGCCATTTCCTCCTAGCCCAACAACTGGGCCGCTGATTGTGATCCGCCACCGAGTGGCTGGCCGAGCATCGATGCAGCACGGAGCCGCTTGCGCGACACACTGCCGCTAGGTCGCCGCACCGGGTTCCGTTGCCGTTCGTTGCGCCTAGCAACGCTTCTGCTGTCACCGGGCCTACTCTGCCCAAGAGAAGCGCCTCCCGGCGTGCGAGGGCGTGGCGATCCCCCTGTTTCTGAGCGCAAGATTTCGGCCGCTCGTGCAGCGTCAGGGTGCGAGATTGCCAACTCGGCGCGGTCAGTCGCCTGCTGCTCGTAAGCGGCACGGCCACCCGCTGCCTGCCAGGCCAGCAGTGTCTGCTCGCGTCTTTCAAACTTGCTTGCCTGGGCCGAGAAGAAATCGACGTGCATCTTACGGGCTTGGCTTACGGTCAGCCCTGCGTTGCTTCTCTTCCCTAGCCCGTGTTCATAGAAGTGGTTCCAGTGAAACGGGTCACCCCAATTTTGTATGATCGAGTTGGGGCCATACCTGTTGTGTTGGTAGTCAGAACTCCCGGAACCCGCATACCCAGTACCCGACCAAAGCCCGTATTTGTTCTGGACCATCTCCCGCCGGTACACCGCCGCATTAGCCAGCGACTTCTTTCGGCCCGCCCGCACTGACGCCAGGTCGTCCCAGTTGTAGGACTCCTGCCCCAGGGTCTGCCTTTCGTCATCGGTATTCTTCCAACCGTAGCCGGGGATTGTTTCCTCCCTCCGCGTGACCCGCGAGTAACTGCCCTCATTCCATGCTGCCATCAGTGCGCCCCCAGGTCTAGGAATGTCCCGCGTTCTGAGTTCGTCCAGCCCCGCTCAGAAAGGAACTGCCTCAAGTATTCGCGGGGTATGCTGGGATACTCACCCGGCAATCCCGTCAAACCCCACAGCCGCGTGGCACCGAGCAGTTCACCCACCACCTCGACGGCCATCATCTGCCGCTCTGTGCCCACGTTGCCGCGAGCCTCGGGTGCCGCACATATGTGGACCGATAGACTGCCCACCTCGGGGCCTTGGACGAACCACACGAGGAGTTTCTCGCCATGCCTGACCCACCTAGCCGCCTCTGCCTCGGCGTCACTCACTGGCCTTGGGTATCCCCATGCGGCCACGTCACTCTGGGCCTGCTCCCAGTCTGTCTCTTCTCTGAAGAAGTTCACGCCCATCAGAGGATCGCCTGCGTCTGGGTGCGCTCACCCCGGTGCCGGTTGGCCGGGATCAAAGCGTCACGCCCCTCGCCGCCACCCATCAGAGCGTACTCGCACGCCTCCACGGGGTGGCTGTACATATTCTTGTCCGGCAGATCGGTGTAGCGTTCGCTGCCCGCAATCTTCATGCGCCTGAAACAGAAGCCGCCCATCAAACCCTTCCTGACCATCTTCGCCCTGGGGCTGACCTGGAGCGCGGGCTTGCCGTCCATGCAGATGCGCCTCGCGGGGTTGGCGATAGAGGCACGCCGCAGGTCTGGCGAGTTGCTCGAGCAGGGCTGTGCCGGTATGCCTGCTGCACGCAGTATGCGAATGGGTGTGTCCTCGGTGGCCTGACTCTGGGCTGAGCCAGCCGGGTCGCACCACACCTCCACGGGCATACCCTGGTAGTTCGTGTCGAGCCACCGTTTGAGTTCAGGTCCGAAGATGCTCGCACTCATATCCGTGGCGCATAGCTCGTCCAGAACCACGCGGCGGCCCATGTCCTCGATGTGCTGGGTCAGGACCGCAGCCGGGGTGCGTCCAAAGTCAATGCCGATAATCAGTGGATAGCGGTGGTCGGCCTCGATGGGCTCCTCGGTGCAGTGGACCGAATCCACATACTCCGGGTGCACGGGCTTGCCGTCCACGAGGAAACCCCACTCATTTGAGAGCATGACCGAGATCCAGTCGGAATCCTTGCCCTCCAGGCCCTGCGTGTAGTAGTCCTGCGGGAGGTTTGACAGGTTCTCAGCGTCCGGGTTGGGAATCCACTCGCCCTCGTTCTCGCCTGGGAACACACCACCCGGCTGGCGGAAGAACTTCCAGCCCTTGGGCTTCACCTCTTCGGCGAGGTGGTAGTACCAGTGGTCTTCATCCGGGGCGTTCGTGTCTCCGAGCATCCCGTGCCATGTGGGCTTCACGCCACCCGAAGCCATCGAGGGGTATCGTCCATGCCGCAGGTCGGCCATGTCCACCACGCTCTTGACCAGTTCCTTGAACTCGTTGAACCAGATCCCGGTCACTTGATAGCCGCGCAAGCGCCGCACCGAGTCATCCCGGTCGAGGGCGAGGAATATGCACTCGCTGACCACCCGCGTGCCGTCCTCCAGGTGGAAGTCCACGCTGAAGGTGGGAGGTGCCAGACCCCCATACCGCATCTTGCCCAGACCCTCGAAGATCGCAATGAAATCCTTGACGGTGGTGCCCATCAGATCCGGGTAGGTGTTCCGCACGGCCAGCCACCGGCTGATCCGCTTGCCCTCGGCATTTGCCTCCTGCTCGCACATTTGCTTGAGAATGCGCTGACACGCCGCGAACGTCTTTCCTGAGCCTAGTGGGCCCATGATCGCAGAAACCCGCTCACGGCACCGCATGAAGCCGTCAAGCACAGGGTAGTGGGGCACGCCCACACGCATCTCAATCCGTGACATTGCCGCCACCCGTGTAGTCTTTGAGAATGAGCACCGGCCCGCCGTCGTC